AGGCAACGTTATAATAAGTTCCATTTGTATAACTTGATCCTGCATTACTAATTGTTGGATAGCTTGCAATAGCACCTTCTGTATTGATGTCCCAATCCATATTTATTGGATAATGAAAAACTTGAGAGAAGAACCCTGCTGATCTTCTTGTTCCTATAGCTTCACCTGCGTCATACCAACAATTTTCTCTAATGTTATAAATGATTGCATCATTACACTCTTCAGAATCCCCTCTTGGATAGAACCACCACACCTCACCAAAACGAGAAACTTTTGTTGCATAAACTTTTTGTCTTTGTGCATAATTTAAATTATCAAAGAAATAGTTTTGGTTCATGGTGTTTGGAATTTCTTTTACAACACCGTTGTATAGGAGAAAGCGGTCAACACCACACCAATAGTAAATACCATCGTATTCAATAACAGATTGTGATGAGAGGATAGATGTTTGAGATGAGATAATGTCATAACGCCAATAAAGCGTTGCACCAAAATCTGCTGAGTCAGGTACGCCAATATTAGTTGGGTTATAGCTTACGCGTATAAGAGAATCAAGCGCCCAAAACAAACCTGACGGAGCGTTAGAACCACCTCGAAGTGGGAGACCTTTTACTATTTTTGTAGAAGCTACGTTCGTTTCATTGGCGTCAGCAGAAACCCAATCATTAATATTCCCTGCTGAATTATTTTTAATTAATCCATTATTCCCATAAACAAACGTGTATGGATGTAAGACTACTACTCCACCTGATACATCAACTTCGTTGTCAAAAGTTAGTGTAGCGGTTGCGTTTGTAGCTGTTGCGTTATTAGATAAAGTAAGGGTTGTACCTACAATTGAAACTACTGTGGTGCTTGAAGCAATGCCTGTTCCTGTTACCGTTTGACCTGCGCCTATAAGTGCATTAGACGCTACTAATGTAACCGTTGGAGAGCCGTTTGATATAGCACCTACCGCTGTAAATACACCAATAGTAGTTAGGGAATTTCCTGTAATGTCACCACCTAATACAGATGTGTTAATTTCACTTGCTATGTCATTTAAATTTACACCAGGGTGCGCAAGAAGTGTTTGATCACCGCTACCCTGAGAATCAAATGTTGAATCAAATTGCCAAAGGTTAGCATCATTTGCGGTGAAGCCTGAAAGAGTAAAATCAACGACACCTGTACCAACGCCAAGATTATTGATGAGTAAGCCTTGAGCTCCATTGTTATATCCGCTAAAAACCCTATTAAAAGTACCTTGTGGATCTAAGTATACACCGCGAGAAGGACCTGCAAAGTTGTTAGTAATCTCACGATAGCCTAATATTTTTCTAGGGCGACCGCGTTGAAATCTTACCCACTGACCGCTTGTATAAACAGATCTGTCAAATACAGTACCGTCTCGTTGAATGCCAGGTTGGGTGTCGAGGGCAAAAACCTTTTTGGTCATTAGGTAAAGACTCCGCCAAGAACCCCTCCGCTAAAAGTGCCTGTTCCTGTAATTTCTAATCCTGTGGCATTGACTTCTAATCTGTCTGTTCCTACAATAGAAATATTAAATGCATTTGATCCTGATCTATAAATACCTGTATTAGCTTCTGATGCAAAACTTAAAGATGGATTAGCAGCGCTACCATTTGCTAAAGAAGTGACAGAAGCGCCTGCTTGTACTGTATTAGCGTTATAAAAGTTAACACCATCAGAAATAAGCGTTGATTGATTCCCTGAGGCTACTGTTGCATCAGCTCCACCTGGCACACCTGTGGTAATAGTCAATGTAAAACCACCTGCGGTGACTTGGTTACTTACAATATAGAAAGCTACAACAGGGGGGTAGGTTACTGTAACATTGCCTGATAGTGTACCTACATACTCTTGGATAAGAGATGTTCCTTCAGTTGAAGTTAATGTATAAGCGCCTGTAGTAACTTCTTTAGTAATGGATGAGAACAAGAATTGAGTGCTTGTACCGTAGCCAACAGTAACAAATTCTGAACCATCACAAACAATAATACATGACTCATTAGGTTGAAATGCTTTAGAGGAGCCAAGATCAAGTGTATTTAATCCTGTAGTTGATATAGTAAGTGTACCTGTACCATTGTTTTTAAAGAAACAAAACCAATTATCACCTAGTGTGGAAGCCGCAGGTAACGTAGCAGATCCTGTACCGCCACCCCAAACCTTTGTTTGAGATCTATCAGTTGATAAAAATGTATACCCTGCGGTAACGCTTGATACGGGAGCTGTTTGATCAAGTGTTGCACCTGTAGCTTGTAAGCCAAGCCCTGCTAACGCTGTTGCGTCAGGAGAAGATGTACCAATACCTAGTGCAATGTTTGACCATGTACCTGAAGCGGTAGAGTTGTCAGTGATATAAAAGTATCTTGTACCACCTGCGGTAATAGTACCTAATGTTGCTCCTGTAGAGCTTTTAATAGTTAAAGTATAAGCACTTGGGTTTTTAATGAATGCGTCTTGCCCTACTGATACTTGATTTGCAGGAGGCATAAGAACGGACAAACCACTTGTTGATGGTGTGATGTCCATAATACGAGCCGCTACATCTGTTGATATATTTCCATTGACAGGCCATACAAGCGTTAAGTCAGCAGAAATTGAGTACGATGCGTAACTTACATCGGTGGGTAAAACAACGTCCCCTGCAAAGGGTGAGGTATATGTAGTCATGTTTATGTATCAAGAACAGTTGCCTGTCTGTCTCCAATTCGTTGAATGTTTTCTGTTTTAAGCGTATTCATAATAGCCTGATATTGTTGTTGCCACATCGGTGTACGCTCATCATTTTTTAGGAAAGGCATAGCTTGTAGTAATGAACCATAAAGCATAGCTTGTGGAGCATAGATAGTGAACCAATTAGTTTGATTGTTAGAGTCGAGTGGTTGTACACGCTCGTAGTATAAGACTTCAAAACTATAGGTTGATGCAGGGGTAGGAGCAACTAACCAATTGTCGTAGTTGTAATCGCAATAGAATTTAGGTATACCTGTTTGTGTATCATCAGGCCAATACTCTCTTAGATACTCATACTTGCGAAGTAAGATAGGCTGACGTTCACCTGCTACAGTAACATTCATAGACACAGTCTTGTGCCAACGAGCAGGCTTTTGTAACGTGTTTTGTGCTGTTGTAAAAGTTGAGTTGGCTACATTAAGGTTGCCTAGGAACTTAATTTCAGACGCAATGACTTGCTCTGCTAACATAATAAAAAGAGGAATCTTTTCAAGTGTTGCAGTGTCCGTGCGCTCTAAATAAGACTGAATATTTTCGACCAAACTATCGTAGGTCATTGCGACTGCTGTCGTCATAATTATCCTTGTAAATATTCGGATTCAGCGTCCCGTCTCACTACAAGACCTTTTAGCTTTTTACCGCCACCATTAACCCATTTTTTTAATTCTTTTGAGGCAGATACAAAATCACCCTCGTTAAGCTTCTTTCTTAATGTGCTTGATTTTAACCGACCTACACCTAAATTGTAAGCAAAATCTGCTATAGCACCTAAACGTTCTTCCTCTAAATCAGGACATAATTTTTGTGTTGCTTTTAAAAATCTTACAGCATCGTACATAAGTTTTTTATCTGCGTACTCTTGAGTCCATACAGTATTTGGAAATATGTCCTTTCCTGTTGATCCCCAACCGCAGGTAAGTACACCCGCAGGGCAGTAATAAGCTTTTAACCTACATCCTTCAAAACGCTTTATAAGCTTAACAAGAAGCTCTAAAGCGGTCATTATTTACCTCTTGAAGTAAATACTCTATGAGCAAAATAAAAGCCTAGGATGACACCTACAAGCTCTTTATCCCACTCTGTTAATACAAATCCTTGTGTATATAAGCAAAACCACCATACAAGTAATGCAGTAGAAGCGCATGCAGGTCTAATAGCTCCGTTCCATGCGTCGATATAGCTATTACCTGTGGATTGATTTATAGTCTTTTGCGACGCTATAAAAGCTTCTGCATCGAGCTTTTCTACCTCAGCGTCAGCTATCACCTCAACTTGTCTAATCTGTAAATCAGCAGAAACTTTTAGTCTTTCCATCTCTTGATCATGTTTAGCTTTTTCAAGGTCAGCTTGAAGCTTCATTGATTCTAATTCATGCTTATGATCTTGGTGTTTTGTCCAAGCGGCGGACACTTCTCCCCAAACCATGCGGAAGACAGAGCCACCTAAGAATGAAAATAGAGCGCTAAACATTATTTAAGAACTATGCTAAGTAATAAAAGAATAATGGCACCCGCAGATGCCATTAAAATAGTTTCTAATCTTTTTAGTCTTGCACCTATTGCTTCATATCTTAATGCACATATTTCTTCGTGCGTGCTTAAACGGTTGTCAACATCGTGTATTTGTTGTTGAGACATAAAATCATTCCTTTATTCTGTTTCTGTTTCTTCGGTTTTTTTATCTTCTTCACGAGCTTTCATAATTACTTCAGCTTGTGGAGCACCTTGTTCTTGGATTTGTTTAATCAGAGAAAATACATTCTGATAAGGTAATGTACCTAAATTTGCAAGTAAAGCGTTTGTATCTTCTAAAGACAATTCTAATTTAATCACTTATTTCTCCTGTTTATTAATGTAATTATAAATAGTTAAAGCCCACTTTTTAGCGTCTTTTTTTTTCACTTTAAACGCATAATTTGTTGGGTTTTGAAAAACAACATCAGTATTGGTATATTTGCTAGACCTTACTGTGTCGAGCCATATTAACATATCAGGATTAAAAATGTCTCTAGTTTGTTTGGTCGGTGCTATAAAATCAGCTATGACATAGTTAGTATTGCTTTTTTTGGCTAATCTTGCCATTCTTTCGGCTTGTCTTATACGACCCTCAGGACTAAAGTCCCAATCTTTGTTAGCTTCTCTAATCTCGTCCCCATTAATGCGGATTGATGACCTTTTATTATTTTGAAACAAACTATGTAATTCTTTAGCTAACTCTGACTTACCCGATCCCGATAAGCCCATGATAAGTATTTTCATATAAACCAAGTGACAATTGAATATCGAGTTCCTTTTGTTACAGGCATTACTTCATGAGGATACATAAAATTAGATGGAAACATGAGGGCATCGCCTTTTCCTAATTTGTATTTAAGCTCTCTATCAAAAAATGCAAATTCACCACCCTCAAAATCATCATTTAAAATGAAGGAACATGATACAGATCTAGGAAGTTTTTTAGAAGAATCAACATGTTGCTTATAAAAGCAACCTTCTGAATACCTTAACAATTCGTACCCGCTATCTTGTTCAATTTCGCAATGAGAAAATTGTTTATTGTACTCTGCTATGCATAACGATGCTCCATGAAAAACAAGCTGATCTAAATTATTTCTAATTTCTTCTTTTTTTTGAATTGTAACTTGATAAGAGATATTTA